GTACAGATCAAGGACTACAGGCCTATAATCAACGCTATCAAGGAGCTGGAAGCAGCACCACAGAACTAGCCGGAAACTCCGGCACCCCGCCGTATGGTTGTCTGCGCACCCTGTACAAAGTTACGCGCAGAATCCCCAGCGGCGGGGAAACCACTAGCCCGCGAGAAGCGCTCCACGGTTCGCGCCCGGGCGATTTTAGTTGAGCGACATCCCGGAAAGACGGGAGGCGGAGTTCCAAGTGCCTCTGCGCCTAATCAGGGAAACTAATTGCCCTTACCGAACAGGACGAAAACTGCGGGGCGCAAGGATCGGTGGCTGAAGCCGAAAGACAAAAGGAAATAAAAATCAGGCCATGTAGCTCAATAGTGTAGAGCAGCGCTAGAAGCGTCTATGCTGGTTCAACTCCAGCCATGGCCCTACGCAATAACGCGTATAACAAAGAGGATGAAATGGATACCAAAAAATACAGACTACAGCTACGTCGTTATGGATTTCAGCGACGCGCTGCACATGCTCAAAGATGGGCACAAGATTGCCCGCGATGGCTGGAACGGAAAAGGCATGTATATCGCCATGAAGCCTGGCTACCCTGACGGGATAGCCTGCAACGAAGCGACCGCCAAAGCCCATGGGATTGAAGTCGGCACCAAAATCACCTACTGCCCGTATCTGGAGATGAAGACGGCGGACAACAAGCTGGTGCCATGGCTCGCAAGCCAGACGGATATTCTGGCTGAGGACTGGACTATTGTTTAGTCTGAAATAGCCGAAAACATTTAACCAGCTCGCAAAGCTGTTTTTTTTATATTGCTGTAAAATTACGGCTCCTGAGTGATTCGGGAAACCGACCGCCGAGACGGCAAAAGCGTTTCACAATCACAAAAAAAGGAGCCTAAAATGGCCTCTGTTACCCTCGCCGAAAGCGCGAAACTTACCCAGGACATGCTTGTATCTGGGATCATTGACACCCTGATCACCTCCGACCAGCTCTTCCAGGTGCTCCCTTTTGAGAGCTTTTCTGGAAACGCCCTGGCCTACAACCGCTACAACACCCACGGCGATGCTGTGTTCGCTGGCGTTGGTACAGTGCTGGCTGATGGTCCCGGCAAGACCGCTGCCACCTACGAGCAGAAGACCACCAGCCTCACCACCATCATGGGCGATGCCGAAGTGAATGGTCTGATTGAGGCCACCCGCTCCAATAGCGGCATTGACCAGACCCAGGCCCAGATCACCAGCAAGGCCATCGCAGTTGGCAAGCTGTACCAGAATGCCTTCATCAATGGCACCGGGGCCGATAACCAGTTTGCTGGCCTCATCAATCTGTGCGACAATTCCCAGATAGTTTCCGCAGGCGATAACGGCGCTGGCCTGAGCTTTGAAAATCTGGACGAAATCTGCGACAACGTGAAGGCCAAGAATGGCGTGGTGGATTTCATCGCCATGAACTCCCGCACCCGCCGCTCTTTCAAGGCCCTGCTTCGTGCCCTTGGCGGCGCTACCATTGACGAAGTGGTGACCCTGCCCAACGGCGACAAGATCATGAGCTACGGCGGCGCTGGCGTTTTCGTCAACGACTACATTCCCGTTAACCAGACCAAGGGCTCCGCTACCACTGCGACCAGCATCTTCGCTGGCTGCTTTGATGACGGCTCCATGAAGGTGGGCATCTCCGGCCTGACCGCCGAACGCTCCGCTGGCATCGTGGTGGAAAATGTTGGCACCAGCGCCACCAAGGACGAAAAGATTTGGCGCGTGAAGTGGTACGCCTCTCTGGCCCTGTTCAACACCAAGGCCCTGTCCATCCTGAACGGTGTGCTGAACTAAGCAGCAAACGAGGGCGGCGGGTGTCGCCCTCTTTTCCTTTTTTTCTTTGGAGGCTCTATGCCTAGTTACCTCGTGACTCTTGACCGCGAAAAGAGCGGCCAGAATCTCCAGTTTGGCGCAAACGCCTGTGTCGTGGAAGCCGCGTCCGCCACGATTGCCAAGCAGATGGCTGCGTTTATCATGAAGGGCGAAGGCTCCGCATGGATCTCCAATGGCACCGCAACGGAGATCACGGTGGCATCCGATTGGGTCGGATGGACGGTTGACATCGTGATCTCCGGCGGAGTTGGCCATGTTTCCTTCGTTGGGACGGCTACTGACAACACCATGGACAAAATCGCCGCGCAGCTTGTCACCAAGCTCAACGCGCTTTCTCTGATTGCCGGATCCGCATACAACGCCAGCACCAACACGCTGACCGTTGCCGATACTACCGATGGCCTGGGCGATCACACTATCTATGTGTCTATCATTCCCCCCAACGGTGTTGGCTCAGTGGCTGGCCTGGTAGGTGCAATAACCCACGGCGGTCTTTCTGGCGCTGCCCTGAGTGTTATACTTCCGCTTGACGCGGCTGTTATTCCATCCGTGCCCGTGTACCTCAAGCAGGTGTAAAAATATGGCTATCGTGTCCAAGCGTTTTGCGCTAACTGGCCCCCATTCGGGGCGTAGTGTTTCCCTCGGTGGCAGGGAGTTTGTCAACGGGGTATATACATACATCGGAAGCGAGCGCGATGCCGACGCGGTAGCCTTATTTCTTTTTCGCAATTTTGAAGCGGTGGAAGAGAATGAGTTTTGTGACTCTGCAAAAGAACGGGAATTGCTACAAGGCGAGCATAACCCAGAAGACGCCGGACGTGCTGAAAAAGCCGACGATACCGACATCGGAGATTCTAAGGATCAAGCCGGAACCGTTGCCGATAATGAGGTAGTTTCCATTTCGGAAATAACCACCCAGGCAAAGCGCGGGCGGCCAAGGAAGGCGGTGTAAGATGGCTTTTACCGTACAGAACGATAACGGCACGCAAGAAGGCGCAAATGCCTATGTAAGCGTGGAGTTTTTTAAGGCTTATCACTTAGACCGTGCGAATGCCTACACGGCCACAGACGAGCAGATACAGGCCGCAATCATTAAGGCTACCGACTACCTGGACACGCGCTTTACCTTTATCGGTGCCAAGGCCTATGGACGAGACCAAACCACGGCATGGCCTCGCGTTGATGCTTTTGATTTGGATGGATATTCGATTGACGGCCTCCCAGAAGAACTAAAGAACGCCGTTTGCGAGTACGCGCTTAGGGCGTTGACCGCTTCGCTTATGGCGGATCCTTCCAGGGACGCGACAGGGGCAGCCATCCAAAGCAAAGAAAACACGGTTGGCCCCATCACAGAGAAGATCACTTTTGCGACTGGAGCGGCCTACACATTGCCAAAATACCCAGCAGCCGACAGGCGCTTGATTGCGTCTGGTTTGGTCGTGTCTGGCGGTTCTTCGGTGCGGGGGTGATGTGGGCGCGTTTGATAGCTCTATAATCGTTGCCAAGTCGCTAATAACGCGGTTTGGCCAGACCGTGACGCTTCAGACGTTTGCAAGCGTTGCGGGCGCTAATCCGTGGGACGCTCCGACCATAACCAAAACAGAGCAGTCTATAGAGGCCGTCTTCCTTGACTATGAGCAAAAATATATAGACGGCACATTGATCCAGGCCGGAGACCAGCGTGTCTTTATGCCTGCAAGTGGGCTAAACACTTACCCACAGCGCGAATCTATTATTTCCCGTGGTGGCGATCTCTGGAAGGTCGTAAACGTGAGCCCGCTAAATCCGAACGGGCAAAATATCATGTTTGAATTGCAGGTGCGCAAATGAGCTTGCCTACTTTTGAGACTGCGAGGAATGAAATTTGCAAGCTGTTCAATGACTTTTGGGCCGCCAACACTCCTGCCATTACAACGACCGCGCCTAAAATCCTTTGGCAAGGCTTGGAGAACATAGACGGGACGCCACCAGTAGATGCGCCTTATTGCCGTTTTTCCATGCAGCACACGGACGGGCGACAGACTTCGCTTGGGCCTGCTAATGGTAGGCGTTTTGAACGAGTTGGGCTCATTCTTTTGTCGGTCTACGCGCCTTTATCTGGCAAAGGTATAGAGACCTCCAGAAGGCTAGGAATGGTTGCCAATGCAGCTTTTGAAGGCGTTGGAACGGCTAGCGGGATTTGGTTTTACGATGTGTCGTTGAGAGAATTAGGCGTTGACGGGAATCATTTTGTCCATTCCGTTTATGCAAATTTTAGATACCAGGAAATACACTAAAAAAGGAGCCCAGAATGGGAAACACCGTAGACAGCAATAGCACAGAACTGCGAATTGCGGAAGAAAAAAGCATTAAGGTCTTGCCTACCACACCAATCTGGTATCCTTGCGAACCCAATGGATTTGCCGATATGGGTGGAACGATAAAGACCGTTTCTAGGAATCCTATCAACCCTTCCAGGCAGCGCCAAAAGGGCGCTATAACCGACCTGGACGCCTCCGCAGGCTGGGGGCAGGATTTGACCCAGAGTAATTTCATGCGCCTCGCCCAGGGCTTTCTCTTTGCTGACTTGCGCGAGAAGGACACTACCGCGCCGATCAATGGTACCGCTA